TAATAAAGTTAATTCTTTAATACAAACTTACCAGTATTATCTACAAATGATTAGAGATGTAACAGGCCTTAACGAAGCTAGAGATGGTAGCCAACCAAATTCTGACTCATTAGTTGGGTTACAGAAATTAGCAGCGGCAAATTCTAATACTGCAACTAAACACATACTAAATTCATACTTATACCTCACCGTTAAAACATGTGAAAATATTGTATTAAGAACAGCTGATAGCGTTGAGTTTGCATTAACAGAAGAAGCTTTAAAAAATAGTATATCAACGTGGAACGTGGGTCAATTAAAAGATTTAAGACAAATACACTTATATGACTTTGGAATTTATTTTGATTTAATTCCAGACGATCAAGAAAAAGAACAATTAGAAGCTAATATACAAGCTTCTTTACAAAGCGGTAGTATAAACCTAGAAGATGCTATAGATATTAGACAAATTAATAACTTAAAGTTGGCTAATCAAATGATTAAGTTAAAACGAAAAAGAGCTGCTGAAGCTGCTCAAGCTGCTAATTTAGCTAATATAGAAGCTCAGGGTCAAGCAAATGCTCAAGCATCTGAAGCATCAGCTATGGCAGAAGTTCAAAAACAACAAGCCGCTTTAGATACGAAACTTAAATTTGAAAAGGGAAAATCTGCTTTTGAAATAGAAAGAATGAGAGTGGATTCTCAAATTAAAAGAGAACTCATGGAACTAGAGTTTAATTACAATATGCAATTAGGCCAGCAGAAAGTCAATAAAGAGACTGAAAAAGAAAAGGAAATAGAAAATAGAAAAGACAAAAGAACCAGAATAGTTGGCACTCAGCAGAGCGCTATAGCTGATCAAAAGCAAAACAACTTATTACCAATAGACTTTGACAATAACCAAGGTTTAAACATTTAATAACTTATATTATATTATATTATGGCACAAGCAGAAAAAGAGACCAAAGAGTCTCTTAAAATAAAAAAGAAGCCGGGTAGACTAAAAAAACTATCTAGCCAAGAAAACAAAACAAAAACAACTATAGATTTAAAACCCAAAGAAAAAACTGTTCAAGAAGAGACTACAACAAAAGTAAATGTTGAACCTACAGAAAAAATTGAAGAGATTATTAAAGAAAAAGTCGAAGATAAAAAAGAAGACAAAGAGGTTACAGTAATCCAAGAAAAACCTATAGTTAAAGAAGAAAAAAAACCAGAACCTATTAGTCAAAAAAGGCAACTACCTGACAGCGTTCAGAAGTTAGTTAATTTCATGACAGACACTGGTGGTAATGTAGAAGACTATGTTACATTAAATAAAGATTATAGCAAGTATGATGATAAATTACTTGTTAAAGAATATTATAAAAAAACTAGACCGCATTTAGAAGATGAGGAGATTAACTTTTTAATGGAAGATAATTTTACTTATGATGAAGAAGCGGACGAAGAAAGATTTGTACGTAAGCAAAAGCTAGCGTATAAAGAAGAAGTTGCGAAAGCCAAGAACTTTTTGGAGCAAATGAAAGGTAAATACTATGATGAAATCAAGTTGAGGCCATCTGTTACTAATGAGCAGAAGAAAGCTATGGACTTTTTCCAACGATACAGTGAAGAACAACAACAAATAACAGAAGCAAGAAGTGAGTTTGTAAATAATACTAAAGACTTTTTTCAAGAGAAATTCAAAGGTTTTGAATTTAATATTGGAGATAAAGCTTTTAGATATTCTGTTTCAAACCCACAAGAGTTGATAAACACACAAACAGACGTTTCTAAAATTATCACTAAATATTCAGATGATAGTGGAAAGATATCTGATATGGACGGTTATCATAAAGCTATTTACGCTGCAAGAAATGCAGATAGACTAGCGGAGCATTTTTATGAGCAAGGTAAAGCCGATGCTATTAAAGATGTTATGGCAAAATCTAAAAACATTAATTCAGATCCAAGACCAATTAGTGAAGGTTCGTCCTTGTCTAATGGTTGGAAAGTAAAAGCAGTTACTGGAGTTGACGCATCTAAACTGAAAATAAAGAAAAAAACATAACTTAAAAATAAAACATGAGTTTTACAAACAATTCAGCCTTCCCGGCTAGTATTAACCCTATGCCTAGTCAAGTAACTGTCCAAGACAATTACATCGACTTTAACACGGTAGCAGGTGGCCAGTGGGCACAACAATATCTACCAGAGCTTTATGAGCAAGAGGTAGAAAGATACGGAAACAGGACTTTGTCTGGTTTCTTAAGAATGGTAGGCGCTGAAATGCCTATGACATCAGACCAAGTAATTTGGACTGAACAAAATAGATTACACGTAGCATATGACAATTGTGCTGTTGCTGCAGGTGGTAAAGCTTGGCCTTTATTTAGGATTACTATTACTGCTCCAGCTGGTGCTGCTGCTACTTCTGGTATCAGAAACGGTAATACTATATTAATATCTGATAATGCTACTGGTTTAGTTACTCTTAAAGCATTAGTTGAAAATATTAATGACGTAGGAACTGATGGATATACTATTGAGTGTCACGCTTACGAAGGAGCTGCTTTGGCAGGTGCTATCACAGGTGGATCTTGTAGTTTATTTGTATACGGTTCTGAATTTCCAAAAGGTGTTGATGGAATGTCTGGCGCTATTGAGCCAAACGTAACTACTTTTAGTAATTCTCCAATTATCCTTAAAGATAATTATGAATTAAGTGGTTCTGACACTGCACAAATTGGATGGATCGAAGTCGCTACTGAAGACGGAACTTCTGGATACTTATGGTATTTAAAAGCTGAGTCTGAAACTAGATTAAGATTTGAAGATTATATGGAAATGGCTATGGTTGAAGGTGAGCTTAATGATAACGCTGCAAACTTCTCTTTTACTACAGTTAACGGTACTGCTGGTTCAAATCAAGCAATTAAAGGTACTCAAGGTTTATTCGCTGCTTTAGAGGCAAGAGGTAATGTATACTCTGGTTTCGCTGGCGCTGCTGCTCCTGGTTCAGGTGCTTTAGGTGATTTTGATGAGATCTTACAGCAATTAGATAAGCAAGGTGCTATTGAAGAAAATATGTTATTCTTATCAAGATCTACGGCTCTTGATTTTGATGATATGTTAGCTGCTACAAATGGTGGTTTTGCTTCTACTCAATCTGCATCTTATGGTTTATTTGATAACGAAGCTGAGATGGCATTAAACTTTGGATTTTCAGGTTTTAGAAGAGGTTCTTATGACTTCTATAAGACTGATTGGAAATACTTAAATGATGCTACTACTAGAGGTATGTCTAGCGCTATTGATGGTGTTATGATACCAGCTGGTACATCTACAGTATACGATCAAATGTTAGGATCAAATATCAGACGTCCATTCTTGCACGTGAGATATAGAGCTTCTGAAACTGAAGATCGAAGATTCAAAGCTTGGATTACTGGTTCAGTTGGTGGTGCTTTTACTACTGATCTTGATATCATGAGAGTTAACTTCTTATCTGAAAGATGTTTAGTTACTCAAGCTGCTAACAATTTTGTATTGTTTAAAGGAGCTTAAATTTATATATAATGTGGGGAGAAATCCCCACTTTATTAATCTTTAAATAATAAAAATTATGGCAAGTAGAATTCAATTTCCTTATAATGGCACTACAACAGCTGTTAGCCCTGACAATGCACATACAACTTTATCGTTGAATGTTGACGGAGCTTACGCTGTTACATCTGCCTCAGGAAATTTAACCGTACATTATGAAGACACAATGGGCGCTGGTAAATCACTAAGTGTATTACTAGATTACGTTGGATCAACTGCTCTGGTATCAGACGCGGCTAGATTAATGAGTCTTATCAAAACAGTTCAACAACAACCTAGTAGTTGTCCTATATTTAAACTAACTAACGATATCCCTAGTGCAAGTACACCTGCGAATTTTAGACTAGAAAAGGACACTCCTTTTTCAGCTATACTTGGGGATGCGGTATAAAACAATTATTATGGGTTATATATTAGTACCAATAGATAAAGATCAACCATTAGCTGTCGCTGCTATTAACGGAACTGCTACTGGTGGTGGTACTGTTAGTGGAACCGGAGCATCAGCTGCTCAAGATTTAACTGCTGTCACAGGAGTTGGATCAGGTGGAAAAGTAACAGTTACAAAAGGTGGTGATGCTACTATAGCAACTGCTACTATAACAGTTACTGTAGCAGGTGACAACTACTCTATAGGAGATGTTGTTTCAATACCAGCTATTACAACTGGAGCTGCAACTAAAACTACAGCGACAACTAGCTATACAATAGTTGACGGTGATTTAGTTGGAGACACTGGTGACCAAACAATACCTGTTGAAAGCGTGTTATTTGCAATGCCAAATGACGATGATGAAGTTGATTTAATTACAAGAAACTGGAATACTGGAACTAGTACAGTAGCTAATGCTTCTGTTACTAAGTACACTATTAAAGTTACTGGTGGATCAGCTATTTCTGACCAAGGTGATTTAGCTAATGACGCTGATGGTGCGTTAGTTAAGTCCTCTCAAGGACATCTAGTACCTGCTATAGTTTGGAACTCTGCTGTTGAAGGCAGTGGTAACTCTGGACTTAGCGTTACTTACGTTGATTAAAAATAATGATCCCGCCTCGGCGGGGTCTTTTTTAAATTTATATTATATTATATTATGGAAGAAACAAAAACAAAAAAGGTTTCAGTCAAGAAGGCTGCACCTGTAGAAAAACCCCCGGTTGACGCTTGGGAATACAAAGACAAAAATTATTACCTTATAGGCAACAAAACACCTTTAACATATACTCTACCTAGTAGACATTCTAAAAGATATCCTTTAGTATGGTTTGATCCAGAACTTGGCTATGAAAGAGAAATGAGATACGCTACTAATCAATCAAAAATATTTGTAGATGAACAAAAAGGAGAAGTTACT